ATTACCAAGATTGCCAACTAAAATTACTTTATTGATACCGCGTGCCATTATCTTTGTTCCTCACTCATTGATTCAAGACTAGGCCATTGGATATGTATTCCAAAGGACTCGGACATGAATCTATCGACCTGTTTATAAACCTTTTGAATCTCCACCGTGGTCATTTCCGCTGATGATTCTTTATTCGTTATTGCTTCTTGGATTAATCGCCATATGCAATCCTTTACTAATGCTGGAGTCCAATCTGTATCAGCGTAATCAAGCGCTCTTTTTATATAATCGAAACAACCAAAGATTGTTGCTTTTGTTCTTGGGTCAATCGACTTATCTTTAACTATCTGGTTATCACAAGCCTTTATCGCATCATGCGCACGCCTATTTAAAACCACCTTAAATGTATAACCTCTATCATTCAAAGCATCACACAACAATGAAATATATTTATGCAAAGACCTGTTTTGAAGGTTGGTTCTAGTGTCGGATATCTTGGTTATCTGAACCTGCCATTTATGAGCAGGGTCTAGCTGACTAAGTAGGCTTAAAATATGATCTTTATCATCAGCCGTATTATACGGAAGTTTTGGCGCACTCATTCCGAATGCCTCAGTAAAGTCATTGATCTAAACGTAAGACCATCAATATCTACTTTTCTATCCTTAACTCCTTGCTTCTTCCTTTCGGATAAAATCTTCTTCTCGGCCTGGGAAATAAAATCTCTATAATCTTTTCTTGAAATAGTAACTTTGCTAGTGGGGCAGACTGATGCCAACTTATCAATTTGCACCATAATATCTCTAGCCCTAGCTGTCGTTAACCTGCTTATATCAAAGTTCATTATAAATTCTCCTCTATAATTTCAATAGAAATTTCTAGCTTATGCTTTATCTCGTTGAGTGCATCATGGAACGATTCGACAACCTCAGACTGATGTTCAATCTGACTGGTTAAAGTCTCTCTTTCCTCTCCATTGTAGTCCAGCTGATCAAAAGCACACCTAACGCAACGCTCCTCATGAGAGTCAAGATTTGCGTCATGTATAATGTTCTCTATAACTTCTTTTATAGATTGGTTTTGGTAATATCTCATTTCTTAATCCTCACATTCCTCAATTTCGACAACTGTTTTTTCGTCAACCTTCGATTCGACTTTAATGAACTTCTGTCGTATTTCTCTGATTTCTTCTGTTGAATCATCTCGCAATATTCCTGCTGCAACGATTGCGTCAATAAGCCACTTACTAACGGGCGCGTCTGTGTCGCAAATCCGTTGACGGTAATGCGTGATTGTGCAAATAACTGGTACGTCAAACGCTTCACACCCATAATTTGCTTTCGCGGCATTGATAGCAACGCGTTTAACAATGGCATTTTTGCTGGAAACTCTATTTTTACTTTCATAACTCATTTGTTTATTAGTTTTTGACTGAAAGCTTCTCGCATCATTGATCCAAGCCTTTTCAAATTCTTACGCCTCTGATCATCCGACATATCAGGAAGTGCGTTAAAATCATTTTTCGGCAAACTGCTCCTAACATTCATTCTCAATTGTGAAGGCTGAAACCAATTTACAGCACTATTTGTCATGGATCGCCATGACATGGCTATAACTGGCGCGTGCTTATCGCCATAACCAGCATCAACCAAACAATCATACCAAACCTCTAGCATAAGCATCTCTGCGTCAGAATCAGGAACAAACGGCGCACCTTTAAGACCCGCCATGCGCATACGGCTCACTTGCTCTGCTACAACTTGTTTCAACGTTATCATTTGTTAGCCCACTCGCCAGCGCGTGAAACCATAGAGCCGCCGCCTGATGTTCCACGTGAAACATTGTTCTTCTGTCTTTTTACCCAAGTCACCAAACAGGCCTTCCAAGATTTCATTTTATTCTTACCAACCATCCAGTCCTTAGACTCGTAAAAATTCCAGAATTGATCTGGGTCAACTTCATACTGTTTTTCAATACACCAAGCCGCAACTTCCTCAACAGAGGGCTTTTTAAATCTCTTGTTTTTTGGTTTATGGTTATTGGTTATTGGTTTATGGTTATTGGTTGCGTTTTGTTTTTGGTCATTCGGTGACGATTCGTCATTATTATTTAACGAATCGTCACCATTAGGCAATGACTTGTTTCTATTCTCTTTATTTGTTGCGCACCTAGAATGATAGGCTTTTAGTTCTTCATTTATGCGTTTTTGGTGGTAAGTTCCATCATCCTGTAGCTTAAAGAACTTGCTTAAAACAAACTCAACAGCCTGAATTTCCTCTGGAGTGCTTGCCCATGTCCATTCTATAGCCTCATCCATTGTTGGGAATTGTTCACGGTCATAGCATGAGTCTTTAAGAAGATTATAAGCCCCATGTTGTAGCATGGAAAGGCGACCAGCTTTTTTATAGTAGTCTCCCAAATTCTTCTTATAATAATGCACTTTTCTTTCCTCAAAACCCTTGAAAGGAATCAACGCAAACCCGTCAAGGTTTCGAGCTGTCCTCAGACGATCAAACCTGAGTAATGCGTTGATAGTTTCAAAAAGAAACTAAAAGAGTGGGCTGGGCGTAACTCCAGCTATGCGAATGCTTTGGGGCGTATTCGAGATTATCCCCTAAGGCGTTTTTCTACAACGTGATTCTACTTTCATCACCGCCACTCATTTAGTTTCTTTCTGTTTTTTTCTCCACATCTTCAACCGACATTTTGATGAGCAATAAATATGACGCGCATCGCCCCAGAATGATTTTCTACACTTGTCTGCTGAACATGTTTTCTTTTTTGCCATGGACGGATAATGCATCACAAGTGAAACGCGGTCAAGTTTAATTTTAAATTATTTTCTATTGACATTGAAACGCGGCAGGGTTACATTAATGCCACAAGGTAAACAATCAAGGTATTAAATAATGTATAGAAATCAAATAATGACCCGCCCAGAAACAAGAGAAGAACCAGCAGAATACGGTGGTGGTGTTTGGGTTTGCGATGAATGCGGATCAACAGATATAAGTAAAGATAAAAATATCTGTGAAGAATGCGAGCAAAAAAAGAAGACCAAGAGAAGAAACTTAAAACATGACTTTATTGAAAGGGAGTCATTAATTGAGTTTGTGGCAATATTTGGCGATGCTGTTAATAGGGCTGAGGCAGGTGACGAAAGAGCACTAAGGGGTTTTGTGACAATAAGTACAGCCATACAGTTTGCATTAAGCAAGAATGAATCAAGTGACGCACATAAGCCTATCGCGCTAGATTATATTTTAGATGGTTTTGATTTAATTTCAGAGGGTATAGAGTAATGAGATTTAGTTCAATTTTTCTAGGTGTTTTTGTTTTTTTTATGTGGTGTCTGGTTTTGGAATTGGCTTTAAGTGTTCTTGCTGAAAACCACTACAATTCAAGGGGGAGTACATACAATGTCTCAGAATAAGAAAATAATACAATATCTAATGACTGGTCAACGGTTAACAAGATTAAAGGCTCTTAGGCTTAATTTTGGTATGTCGCTAAACAGTAGGATTCCAGAAATTGAAGCTACAGGAATCAAAGTTGACAGGAGGTTTATTAAAACAAGAACAGGGAAAAGTGTTAAAGAGTATTGGTTTAGTCAGAAAACAATAAGAGGGTTGAGTGATGGGAAATGAAAACAAAGATATGACCTTGCTGCAAAAATTAGACAAATTCCTAACGGGCAGAGAGGATAAGTTTTTGTCCTTTAACGAGGGTGGCATAAATAAACTTAACTTTGCAGCAGAGTGCGATTTCGCTAGGCAGGCGATTGCGAAAAACGACTACCTTATAAATGTCGCGAGAAACAATCCTCAGTCACTCGCTGACGCAATATGCAATGTTGCAGCAATTGGCATAACTCTAAACCCAGCAGAAAAGCTGGCATACCTAATACCAAGAAAAACTGGTTACGACAGTATTGCAAAGAAGGATATATACTCAGTTTGCTTAGATTTAAGCTATATGGGTCTAATAAAACTTTCAACAGACTCCGGTGTAGTTAAGTATATGAAGGCTGAAATAATCAGAGAGGGTGACAAGTTTAAATACTACGGCTTTGATAAGCGGCCTGACCTTGAGGTTTCAGACCCGTTTAATGATGAGGTTAGAGGTGAGAAGCGCGGGGTTATTGCATGGGCTAAAACTGCCGATGGGGATTACTTGTGTGAAATAATGTCAATCAAGGAGATAAACAACATAAGAGACAAATCCGAGTCTTATAAGCACGCGCTATCTAAAGGGAAAAACTCATGGCAATATAAGAACTGTGTGTGGGTTGACCCTGTTTCTGTTGGTGAGATGCAGAAAAAGACCGTGATAAAAAGGTTGTACAAAACCTTGCCAAAATCAAGCGGGAACTCGAAGGCCATGTCAGAAGCAATTGACATGATGAATAGTCAGGACAGACTGGAGTTTAGCGACTTCAATAAAGAACCAAAATCGCCCTCATATGCTGAGAGCGAATATGTTGAATACAAAAGGTGTGTTGATGACGGGGATTTTATTGGGCTTTTGTGCATGGAGGAGAAAATAGGACAACAATCATCAACGGATTTATGCTCCAAGATTCACGATGGTCGATGGCCTAATCGAGGAAAAACAAAATACTTTGAGTTGCTTGCCGATAATTTAAAGGTTGCCCGTGAATTAAGGGAGTCCAACCTAGAAACATTGATTGATACAATTAGTCGAGATGACAGTATTGGCGCTGTTGAAATAATCGAAGATTGCAACAATTACGAATTAGACTGGTATTGCGCAAAACTGAACAATGAGCAGGAGCAATATTTAAGGGGGTTGGTTTAGTAATGAATGTACGGGTCGTAGTCGCACACAACCATACTTAATAAAACAACAAGTGATGCCGCCTGGCAGAACTAAACTTATCCGATAGGAGATAATAATGAGTCGCAACTTCAACACAAACACTGCAAACCATGATGAATGGCTGACACCCCCAGAAATAATAAAAAGTCTTGGAACTTTCGACTTAGACCCAGCAGCGCCAACTAAAAACACTCGACCTTGGGATACAGCAAAAAATCATTATGATTACCTGCAAGATGGCCTCACCAAAGATTGGTCAGGTCGTGTTTGGTGTAACCCTCCATACGGCAGAGAAACATTTGACTGGATAAAGAAACTGTCACACCACGGCAATGGAATTGCGTTGATATTTTCACGCACCGAAACCATTGGATTTCACGAGCAGGTATGGTCAAAAGCGGATGCGGTTTTTTTCTTTAAAGGTCGGCTTAAATTTCACAGAATAGATGGAACCGCTGGAGATAGTGCAAACGCTCCGTCATGTTTAATTGCTTACGGTGATAACAATGTCAAAGCAATATCCAACTCTGGATTGCGAGGAAAGTTAGTTTTGATTAACCCAACCAGCCTATAGCGAGGAATAGACATTCCCATCAATCAGTATATAATTGTGTTGTTTATTGTATTGCTTAAATAGAACCACACAATAACCTATATGGGTGATATTTTTTAAATAAGTAGGGCTGGTAAGGCTTAGTAGGCTGCGCGCTCAGCCAGCCCTTCAGTTATGAGCAATTCGTTTATGTTTTCACCATCAAAGTAAACCGTTACCAGTAGTCGCCCGTACTTCCCTGTTTTATCTTTGGTTGTTATGATTGTGATATCTTTTCCTAGTATTTTTTTGCGCAGCCAATCCCTGCTTTTAGTTCCTTCTGGCTTTTCTAGCCCTCTCATTTCAGGTGCGTTTATCCCTAATAATCGACACTTCTCTTTAACTATGTGTGTCCAACAACCTAAATCTATATCTAACGTTATTGTGTCTGCATCGTAAACGCTCAGGACGGTTGCTTTGTACTGATACATTACTTTTGACTATTTCTGTGCTGGTTCCATGCATACCACCCAAACGCACGTAACCCAATCCAACTTAGCCACGCTTGCAGTTTATTGGCCTTGTGATCGCCCATCATAGCCACCTCTCGCCAGACGTAATCTGATGTGCGCCTATCCTCCATTTCTGAGTAATAAAGCCAGTCATGAACTACACCAGCAAGATCAACACGATCAAACCTAACAAGGATTCGGGTAAACCAAGGGTATGAACTAAAATCAGTTGTAAACCCTTCCGGAACAATATAAAGAGTGTCGGAGACAGTGACTAAAAAATTATGGTTTAACTTCCTTTTGCCGTTTGGCAAACGGGTGGTCGATAGGTGTAACTTCATTACTGTCCGATAACCCCATTGCTAGGGTTATTGTTAAGTGGCGCATTGCTGTCGTCAATCGCGTTAGCCTGATCAACGTTTGAATCATTAACAACCGACCCTGTGCCGCTTGGTTCAATTTGTTGTGAAGTGTCAGTACCAGCCAGAACACTAGCGTCATCGGTGGCAATTCCTGAGTTAGACTCGCCGCCTATGTTAATAATTGTTTGCTCTGCGCCTGCCACGCTAGATGTGCCGGAACCGCTACCACCTGCGCCAGTGCCTCCGCTTCCGCCATCATTACTATCTGCTGTGGCAGAATCGCCATTTACAGATATGTCTCCGACAGTGGTATCACCTGAGTTCTCAAAAGCCACTTTATTTTCATCGCGTCTATGCCTTGATGTAGACTTTAGAACCTGACCCGCCACAACAGAAGCAACAGAACTGCTGCCGTATTTAAAGCCAGATTGTACGCGCTGAGTTAAACCTTCCTGAACAGCTTTAATTTGTTTACTGGTCTCTTGGTTAACAGATTGAACGTCATTTGTGGGTCGGCCTAATGCAGTAGCAACTAATTGGTTTGTAAGCGATGTTCGAAGGCAGTCAGAAAACGACCTGAATTGCTCCGCCTGATCTGCTACACCTTGCGCTTCTTTGTCCAATATTTGAGCGCAAAGGTTTTCGGTTGATTCTTGATCGCTAACTATTTTTTCAATCTTTTTCGTCGATTGCTCTGCTAGTACAGCAGTGCGTGATTTGCGTTCAGTTGTGTAAACAACGCGATTAACTAGCCCAAATAAATACGAAGCCCTGACAACATTTCCATCATTGTCTGTTAGGGGCGTTTTCTTCATGTAGCCTGTAGTACAAGCGCTTAGAGATAAAAGTATAAGAAAAGTTATTGATGACTTCATAGTTTTCCGCCTTGTCTGTTTGATATTAATAAGTTGAAGTTAGTATACCCAACTTCCTTCATAAAGTGATTGAATGCATATCTACTCCTTATGCCGCACCACTCTCCATTAATTGCGCTGTGTGACTCGTTTATTAAAATACAGCCGTTGCTGTTTCTAACAAAATTGCCAACATGAAAAAGTATATGTGTTCTATCTGGTACTCCAGTAATCTCAACAGCATTGTAACCGCCACGATTGTAAACTCTTGGTTCGCAATGATACCTTCCTATTGGTATGCATGAAACTCTACGTCTGTTAAAAATCCAAGGACGCTCAACAGTTGCAAGAACTTCTCCAGATGGAAGTATTAAGTTTCCAAAAGTGCCAAAATCAGAATAACAAAACCTTTCAATTGTTACTGAATTAGGACTCAAGCTGCTTCCTCTTTATTTTTCTATCAAGCTCAAAAAGCTCTTTCTCTCGTTTATTTTTCGCATGATTGTATGCTATCTGGATAATTATGCCGACAGCAACGCCAAACATTCCAAATATTATTGAAACTTCACTCATATTTAGCCCCCCGACTACTGCAACACCACCACTACCCGCTGTAAAATAAACAGCCTTTTCGCCAACACTTTCGGCGGCGGCTTTTGTTGCCGCTTGAGCAATTTTTATCATATCTCTAAACCTTCTCACCTGCTGCCCTCCAAGTTATACCTGGCAGCTTTTTTTTGATTGAAAAATTTTGAGCATCATTGACATGCTTAACAAGCTCGCCATCAAAAACTCTTTCTGGAGAAAGCGCTACCGCCAACACTTTATCCGATTTAAACATACGGCAAATAAGATGCGCAGAACTCCCGCTCACGCCTTTCCCGCAAATTATTAATTGCTTACCTCTAATAACGCAAGACATTCTCCGCAAGGACTGAAATACCTTATCAGTCCCACTGCAAACTCTTTCTTGCGCTCTACCCATTCCGCCATACATTAGTGGTGCTTTGTTTTCGCTGGACTGGTGGCAGCAAATAAAAACCGTATCAGAATATTCGTAACAAACAACACTCAAGTCATCAAAAGAAAGTTTTTCTATTTTTGCTGATGTGTTTTTTATAAATCCTTGATCAAAACCAAGGCTTATATGTTGCAATACGTCTTTTTTATTTATATTCATATGAAATTAACCATCAATCCATGTTTCAACGCCAGAGGTTACAACTCGCTTGTAAAGCTTCCCATCTGTGCCTCTGGTCACTTCTGCTCGTATTTCTTCTGGTGTTATGCCGTATGTTAACTGTTCGTCGTCATCGGAGTGTATACCAACAACCGCCGCCCCACTTGTTCCTCTAAATGTGTGATCCGTTGCGCCGTTTTCATTTTGCTCTGAATTAAAAACACAAGTCATGGGAACGTCAGACTCTATATAGCCCCCTGTAAAGTCTGAGGTCATTTGGTATGCATTTGGATCCGTTGCGCCCTGTAAGCTAAATGATGCTGGATGCAGTTGAGCATCCGCATTGGCTGCTGCGGTCAGCTCTGTGTCATCTGTACGCCTTCTTAATAAAAGCTCTGTTGCTGGTGATCCTGATTCATCATTAAATGAAATCTGCTCAGCCTGACCAGTAGCTGCATTCCATTGAAATATCTTTGCTACACCATCTAAGGTTGAAGCGCAAGCAATCCCATTATTTCCTCCGTCACCTGAATCACGGATATGTAAAGGCAGTGCAATACGTTGCGTGAATGTTGATACTGGTGCCATAGGTGAGGCTTCAAGTCCTGCTGAATCCGCCCCAGAGTAGGCAACAATAAGGCCAGCCGCTTTAACTCTTGTAGCTCCGCGTGGCTCATAATCCGGATCGCTCGCGCCTGTTCCTACAGGTGGTGCGGCATCGAAATCAACCTGACCCCCTGGATTTACAGTCGCTATTGTTCCTTCTGCGCCATCATTAACCCAAAAATCAACTACGGTTCCTGAAAACGGGGCGGAAACAAATCCCGATCTAGGCCATGTTATGCCATCATTGGTTAGAGGCAAAACAAGCCTAGAGTCATAAAACCTTGGGGTAGTATTATCCATATTAGCATTTATTGCTGCCATTACGGGGTTTGTGCAATCAATCACATACTCAATATTTCCCTCAGTGTATAACCTTTGGTAAGACCAAGCGGGAATTAATATGTTTTCTTGACCCTGTATGGTTGCACCTGAACCGTTGGTCAATTTGCATGTTGAATCAACGGCAGAACCTACAACATGTATCCAGCCCTCGTTATCTGATCCGTTAGTGCCGCCCCTGTATGTTTGACTATTCCTGAACCCAAAGACAAACGTGTTTTTAAAACCAAGAGCTACAGACAATAACGGCATTGGCGATTCATCATTACCATTTCTTTGTTGACTAAAACCGTACCCGCCTTCACTAAATGTTAGTATTGCTCCGCTAGAAACATTTTCAACAACATAAATCTCGCCAAGCGATAAAAAAATTGGCCCTTCTTGCACAACGTTATTGTTGAAGTCATCCCCGTTTGCGTAAACAAACATGGTGTTTCCATCCCCTAGAGAGGTGACTTGTGCCTTATGGTTTGTTGATGCAACTTCTGACCCCTGATAGGATGCGTAGGCAACAGCTAAAACAGTCTGACCTATTTGACCATCAGAGGCTAATATTTCTTGCTGCAAGCCTAGAGTGTTTCCTGCTGCTATCGAATTAACTTGACCAACATCAACGGCATCCGGCGATCCTGCGTCCTCCCACGTTGGAGGGGAAAACTCACCATTCGACGTTAAAACTTGACCGTCTGCCCCTGCATCTCCGTTAATCCTTAAGTCTTTTGATGAGGCAAAAATCAACTTTATCCCATTGTCCGAACCTGACCCACCAACTCGAACCGAGCTAAATTGGCCTGTAAGGATGGATTCGTTACCCGATGTTACTTGAAGTCCCGCATTGAAGCTTGGGGTAAATATGTTAAATCCTCTGCCGGAAGGAATATTTACGGTTGTGTTTCCCGTGTCAATAAGCGTTCCGCCACCATCGAATATCCCGTTACCATCAAAAGGTACAGTCACGCTGCCACCATCGGTCAGCAATATATCTGACCCACTTAATGATAAGGTTTGAATCTCGTTAGTTACTGACCCGTCAACTTCTGACGCTAAAAAACCAAGAGCTGCAACATCTGACTGAGTTCTAAGTACAGATTGCCATTCAGGGTTTTGTCCTGATCCGTTAGATGATAAAACCTGACCCACCAAGCCAGACTCGCCATTCACCTCAAGATGCTTGGAGTTAGCAATAACCAAGCCTATACCTCTATCTGGGTCTGACCCGCCAACTCTCACAGAGCTGAACAATCCCGTTAAAATTGACTCATTGCTACTTGTTATTTGCAGTCCAGCCTGAAGTGATGGAGTAAATATATTAAGGCTTCTCCCAGAAGGAATATTTACGGTTGTATTGCTGCCAGACTGGAGTGTTCCGCCACCACTATATATTCCGTTCCCATCAGCAACGCCGGATATTTCATCTACTGCACACTTCCTTAATTCCCCAGACTCGTTTTCACAAAGCAAAAAGTCTCCGACAGATGGCAAGGATTCAAGAACAAGTTCGCTAATTTTCGTATCTAAGGGGTCGCCATTAGATGGGTTATTTCTCATCTTGATGGTATTTTCCGTCATATCAGTAAGCTTTGCGTTACTGATTGTAGGTATCTGATCCTCGTCAAAAACCTGAGCACATGCCGTGCTGGTAAAAACTAGTGAAATTAAGAATAAAATACTAAGCTTCTGTTTGATAATCATATATTAATTCCTGTCCTGGTGAACTGTTGTCAATTTTAGCTGCGCCAAAAGTAAAATTTGTTGTAAAGCCTGTCGCTGTTTCCGTGAAAAGATCGGGCTTTATTCTCTGCCCTCTATAGTATAGCCTTCCCGTGCCAGCCACGTATGCACCCTGAGAAACGTTAAATGATGTTGTTGATCCATCTGCATCAAAATTCTCGGATCTATGTATAAATGCATCCTCACCAGAATTGCCCTGCAAGCCTTGTATGCCCTGGATGCCTTGTATCCCTTGATCGCCTCTCGGTATAGTTATGTCTAATACTGCTGCTTGACTGGTTCCAGAGTTGCTTACAATTGCATTGGATCCTGCATCTCCAGTTGTAACCGATCCTATAGATAGGGTTGCCGCTTGACCGTCATCACCTGCAATACCCTGAACCCCTTGGATTCCTTGATCTCCCTGAGGTATTGTTATGTTTAGTATTGCACTCTCAGGTGTTCCAACGTTCTGTATTATTACGCTTGACCCTTCTGCGCCAGTCGTTACCGTACCAATAGATATGGTTCCAGAAAGCCCGGAGTCTCCTCTTGGTATAACAAAGTTTAAAATTGCATCAATTAGCGTTCCCGAGTTTGTTACAGATGCATTAGTGCCTTCTGCACCAGTTGTCACTGCGCCAACAGATACAGATGCAGATTGACCGTCATTACCTTGTATGCCTTGTATGCCTTGAAACCCCTGCTCGCCTTGAAGTGAGTTTATGAAATCAGATGCGGAACCAGAGTTGCCCAAGTTCAACCAAACCTGATAGGCGCTATCTCCATTAAAGTTACCTATCAAGTTCCACGTTGATGAGTTTACTTTTTCATAATAATCATTTGTCGTCGTATCAAGAGCAAAATCCCCAACATCACCATCCGTTATTGCCGGAACTCCCGTTGTAAAAATCCAGTCTCCAGGCTGCGCCCCTCCTGTGGCATTAACGTGCGCCATTGAGTCAATTATATCTTGAAGTAGCGCACGCAACTCAAACTCAAATATGAGCGCGTTGGGATATAGCGTTTGGTAACGCTCCTCATCACGATTCATTACATCAGTAATTCTCGTGATGAGGGTTGCTTTATCTAGAACAGCCATAATTAGGTTGCTGGTTACTCCTCTTGCGTTATGATTCTTGACTGATAGTTTCCGTAAGTGTTTTCTGGCGGGTCAGCTCTAGTGGTTTCTCCGGTGATCGTACTTTTGAATAGTATTGTTGAGTTATCATCCGCCATCAGTGCGGTTGTTGCGCCTGAGACTGAACCCCCAGATGTGTTAACCCTAGACTGCTCTATTGCCTCTATGCCTATTGACGTGTGACCGAAATTGTCACCAGATATAGTCCAAGCATTAGTTATGGACAGGTCTGAGCTAGATAGCTTGACAATAGGTCTAGCAGACCCGCTGTTAGCAAAAGGTGCTATCATCGCAATATTTGTGTTATTAAACCTTACATCCCTGCTGTCAAAAATGGATACAGGGGTTGTTTCCCATGATATCTGTGAGCTTAATATATCAACATTTCTTGAGTTATTAATAGTTAAGGCCACGGACGAACTATTTAATATTCCTCCAGAGATTTCAACAGCCAAAAATGAACACCTGCGGCAATTACTTATTCTGACTAATCCAGCAGTATCACCGACTGAATAAGAGTCAAAAAGGTTCAAGGTACTTAAGTCTAAACTTCCGCCGTTAACCTCCAAGCCATACTGAAATCTACCACTCATTAGATTTACATTAGGTCTAGTTGCAGCACTAGGTGTAACTAACTGTGGAAACTGTATTACAACTTGCATCCTAAGTCCGTCTATAACTATTGGCGCAGGCTCATTTATTGTGGAGCTTGGTGGAATAGTGATTGTTAATTTAGCGCCGTATTGTAGGACAGTATCAGCATAAGCCAAAGCCTCTGTTATATTTGGATAACTTGCGCCCACAACTGATGGGTTCCCGTCCACAGTGAGATCCAAGCTAAGCAAAGTTGAACTTAATGATCCGGTAAGAAGCTGTATTAGCTCTAGATTGTCGGCAACATAATTTATATTTTCTTCGTTTGATTCAACAGCGTTTATGCTTGCCTGATTGTTGGCAACAGCTATTAGACTTGCGATGTTTCCCGCAACAGCGTTTATGTTTGACTCATTATCTGCAACAGATTCAATGTCAACACTCCTAGCACCTGCGATTGGAGCGCCAAGCTCATCAAAAGCTAGAACTCTATTCGATCTATCATTGACTGATGGCAGCTCAAAGCCTCCCGCTTCTCCCACAGGCACGGTTATAGCTCGGTCTGTTTGCTCTGATATTTGCTGAATCATCATAACTTGACGATCTAATTGCTGCTCATGGGTCTCTGCTGGGAAGCTGTCAAAAGGCACATAATCTGCCTCTTGAGTTAGCTCCATAGATCTAATTATCGCAACCACTCCACCATTTATTGGGGCGATAGTAAAATCAATACTGCCTCCGGAATCGTTGGATAATCCGGCAACACTATACTCAGAAGGAGAAACTAGGTTGTTATCAACATAAACGGCAATATCATCTGCTGCAAAAACCTTAAATGTGAAAGCAAAGCTTGTAATTATGCCGTTAGCTATCAATACCGTTTTACTTGTGGATGTTGTTATAGTCATGATTTACCTTTTATCTAAATGGGTTTCTCTCAAGGCCGCCGTGTTCGCCGCCTTTAAATGGCTTAGCCAGTTGGCCTCCGCCGCTATTAATGGTTTTTATTCCGGCCTCTTGAAGTTGCTTATTAAATCTATTAATGAACTTCTGCTTAGCTTTTCTTCTACCTTCTGATGCTGCTTTCTGTAGCCAAAATCTGCGCCCTATTCTAGGGGTATCGCTGCTCTCTTTGGCTGACGAGTAAGCAGAGTTCGATATAGTAGCGCCCAACTCCCTGTATCTCTCCTTACCTATCATCTTTTGCCATTGGTAAAAAAGCTTTCCGGACGGGTCTATAGCGACCAAATCAAGATCAACAGTTCTATCGTAATTATTGACAAGGACGCTTATCTTGCTGCTTGGTGTCATATACCCAAACCCTTGTTCGTAAAGCTCGTTCGCTATCACATCGTCATGCTCAACCTCAGATTTTCTTATAGGGCTAAGATTGTGTGAATGCCAGTCCAAGCTATCCATAATCACATCATTTCCAAACATATCAACCTGCGGAAATAAATCCTTTCTATGGAGCGGGGATCTAGCCTTAATCTGATTAATGATGTTATTCATCAATCCGTCTGTTTTTGTGCTTCTTGCTACTGGATGGCTTGTAACTTCTGCATCCGGCTTGCTCTCAAGGAATTTGTTTAACTCATCCTCAGAGCTAAACTTATGCTCAATGCTGCGGCCTTTCTTGGTTTTTGTTGTAGCAACAAATCCATTGTCTGTAGACTTCGCCAACCATGACAAATGACTGGGTATGAGTGTTGATGCGACTTTTTGACCAATCTGACGCTGAACTTTATCAACAGCGCTTCCGTTTCCTTGGCTGGAAAATATATTAAACAAATCACCTATAGACTGAAAGTATGCCTTGTCTGAGTAATACTCACCCAAGCCAACCGCTACACTCATGAATGCATTTTCTCTATCGGATTCGTTGTGGAAGCTGTTAGCAATTGATATGCCTTGCGCCATCATGCCAATCTGCATTCCAATAGGATCCAGTCTATTGTATGCGTGATACTTCCCGTCAATGTAAATTGACCAAGGCTGTATTCCGTTGGCTTTCCATAGGTCGCGCATCTTCTTTGTTGGCGGGTAGTTTCCTGTCATTTTTGGTCGTGGCACCTCTATCGTTTTCCCGTTATCTGTTTCCACGGTCTCGGTATTAAGCATCAGAGATGTTGCTGCCGCCTGTATAGTGCTGCCGAGCATTACTTTTGAGGCCGCTATATCTCTCTCTGCTCCACCTTTATTCCATTGATCCCGCCACTGCTTTGTGGCAGGAGCCATTAAGGTGCGTTCTGTTGCGTACTTTATGATATTGGTTGGAGTTCTAACATAAGGTAGGTGCATCTTGATTAGCGGAGATGAGTTGCTAATTCTCTGCACCGATTGGCTCAAATTGTCAGAAAGGCTATTAGTAAATGTGTTTATCTCCGCGTAATCAATTGACTCGTCATTTACAACGCCAGAATATACCTCATCTTCACCAGACAATATTTTATGCATACGTTCGGTGTGTTCTTTCGTGCCTGACTCTACACCCTCTTGAGACAAAGACCGTCTAGCGTGCGCGTAAGACTGCATGTTGTAATTCATGGTCTTAAACACCTCATCAGCACTTCCAAGAAGTCTAAACGGAGTTCTAACCAGATGCGGTGCAACAGCATCAATCATCTTACCCCATGGGGAGTTCATATTTTCGCCCAGCAAATTTTCAGCCGAGATTGCAGGCTTAAAGTGACCGTCAAACTTAACAGCGCCTTTATTCATTAGAAAGTCTGGATTTTTTTCATGATCGCGCCAAGCTTTTGCGAATATTCTCGGAGCGCTAACCATTCCTTCTAACAGTCCAACCATCATTGCGTTTGCTTCATCTAACTTTACTCGGTCTATTACCTCATCGCCACCATTCAGCAACTTCCTCGCCCTACCTATACCACTAGCTGCATATCTCTCGCCAACACCTGTCATGGTTGCTCCCATATTACCAACAACATTAGCGTAGTGTGTGGCAGGTTGCCACAAATGTGATGCGCTAATCCATTCGTTTATAGCCTGAGTCCAGCGCTTGCTTTTATTTTGTATTGCAAAATCATTTATTCGACCATAATCATCACCCAAACTAAGTATAGCGTCTGCCATCTTTTGAGTGGTTCTTGATCCTCCCAATGTCTCCATATTTAATCGCATTTGATCAAACATCCTATCATCGCTGCCAACAGTTATTTTCATCGCGTTGAGCGCCTTGCCCACCTCATTGACAGATCCGGTAAATGCCTGAAACAGGGCTGACTGTTTTGCAACCATAGCCCTAAATCTATACTCTTTTCTAATATCCCCTTGAGATGATTTTATTTCTTTAGCTGCCTCTGATAGTTCTTTGGCTCCCAGATACATCAATTGCTTGCCTCTAACCAGCTCATCTGCTGTGCGAATGCTACTACCTTTTTTTAGCCAGTCGTTTACCGTTTGACTTGATTCAAATGCTTTCTCTACAGTCTCCGCATGGGACTGCGTGTTGTCGCTCAAAGCCCCTATTGACTCACTAAAAAAAGAAGGGTTATCGAGTATTTCTTTTATATCTTCTGGCGCATCAATTGAGTCTAGTGAAAAATTCCTGTGTTCATGCCTAGCAGGGTCAACGACTCGACCCAATTGAGTGTTATCCAAGGCCTGCTTAGCAAGCGCCTCTGGCGCTAACTGGGTTGATATTGTGTTGACTTCGTTAGGCGTTAAATCGTCTGGTCGCTTTAGGTCATTGGGCTTTTTACTTAAAATGCCTTGTTCAATAGTTTCTGCTGCGCCTGTTATAGCGTCAACGCCTTTTTTTATAAAACTTCTAGGGAGCTTCATTTGCCTCACCTCCAACAACTCTATATGTCATTGATACGCCGTTAACATCTAAGCTGCTGTTCTCGTCTGCTGCTTCTTCTGCCAGTAAGTCCTTGCTTGATATTGCTGCTGCCGTTGCACCGAACTTGGCGAACTTAGACCTTATTTTTGAGTCGTCAAGCATTATTATGTGGCTAGCTCCTGGCTCAACATCAATTCCATTAAATATATCAGCGTCATGCTTTATACTATCAAACCCTGCGTGCTTTAAAGCCTTGCTATAAGCATCACTGTTTATGATATCGCCTGTTTCCTTATCCTCAATATACATCTCTGTTGATCTGAAAATCTCGTCAAGCTTCTTACCTGATATCCCGCCCCCATAGAGGTGGTCGTTAAGTTTGCTAATCAAGGGTTCAGCTTCATCTCCGTGATTGTCATACATATACTGCATAAAATCAGCAAGCGCCCCTGTTGGCTCCGCGTTCAACCTGTCTTCATCAAAAAGCTCTTTAGCCAACTCCTCATCTCCGCCAGCATCATCAAGAAAATGTGTAAAGTCCTCATAATCAGACTCTTGCATAGAATCAAGGAATGTGTCTCCATCCGCGCTAATATCAAAAGTGTTTTCTCTTTTTAGGTAGGTTGGGTAAACAATGCCATCGGTTTCGCCTTTTATCTTATTTTCGGACAGCTTTTTAGATATGTATTCTGCTGCATCAGCGTCGTTCATATCTGAAACATGGGCAGAAACAAACATCAAGTCTCCACTTCCATCATAAAGTCTTCTCAAATAATCCTCTCGGCCTATATCGTCGAAGTGTTCTAGAATAATTGGTTCAAGACTCTCAGCTTCGTACTGTATTCTGTTAGCAAGGTCTGCGCCATCCTTGCCATAGTTGTTGCTGGCATCATCTGCGCTGGTAGAGAAGTAAGCGCCCCGCCCAAAATGATTCTGTTGATTGGCCTTAGAGCTATCAAACTCTCCTATATCGTGAGTAGAGCCATGATAATAAACATTATCAATATCAAACCCCTGCTCTGCCGCCCTAGCAAGCCTAGCCTCTTGGCTCATATCAAGCCTTTCTGGGTAGCCGACCATATCTATGTCTCTAGATAATAGAGCCTGTTGCACGGCCTCTTGTTGCATTGCCTGCGCTGTTGGTATTGGCGTTCTACCAATTTCAGCGCCATCTATTGAATCAGTTAGCGCATTCGCCGCATCTTCGTCTAAGTCTAGTTTGTCTGCTATTTCATCTGCGGTTGTCACCTCATCAAAAAAAACAGGGTTTTGTGCCTCAATTGTTTTCTCTGTTACATCGTCACCATAATGCTGAGCAACAAGTTTGCTGTCTGTCATGGTTGCGCCATCACCGTTTGCGCGATAGCCCTTAAACTTCTGGGCTATACCTTTTGCAATAGCAGGTGTTGCGCCAAATGTAGAGCCTAAAGTCAAGCCAACACCTCCGTAAATCATGGGTATAGATGCGTTGTAGTCTCGCTGCTCAACCTGAGAGCGTAACCCTTCATCAACATGACCAGCGCTTGCGCCAAAAGCAAAACCCTCAGCGCCGCCCACCACAATAGGATTATTTAATTTCTTTGCCAGTATTGAGCGCAGATAGCCTTTAGTCTTGTTTTTAACTAAACCTTGTGAAGCAGATTTCGCAAGCAAAGAAAAACCAGCCCAAGTAAACGGATCTGTTGCGGCATTAGCAACACCTCTGACGACTTGCCTAGTGCTTAATTCTGTTTGATCGTAAGCATCAAGTACGCCGAGCATGGCCTTTATTTGACCTATTGGCTGCTTTCTCATTTCTTGCCAGTCGACAGCCATAGCGCCAAGATTATTGTTAAATCTAGATGATGCGTTCACAGCCCATTGCGCAACCTCCTCGTCTGTGGTTATTGTAACGTCTTTTAGGTGGTCGCCGTAATATATCCCTGATGATTGCATTTCCTGCATTCGCCTCTGAACTTTTGAGAGCCTTGCAGACTCTGAGGAATTGTACCAAGTCCATGCATTAGCAATAAAATCAGGATCTTTTTTTAACTCATCCTCTGTCAATGGTGGAACCTCTGGCAAAACAACATCAGCGGATGTTTGCGGTTCTGGAATTGAGTTTGCTGGTGCTTCACGCTTGGTTGTGTAGTAATCGTTATAGCTATTCATAATTAACTACTCCATCCTTTTCTGTAACTGTAATTCTCAGCCTGTCTCTTACAGCGGGGTTTAGTCGATCAAGAGTGGATCTTGTTTTTAACAATCCTTTAAACTGCGATAGCTCATCAATTGTTTGCATCTCCATACTTCGCCACTCACTAATGCTTACATGTCTGCCATTACTGGCTCGGTACGTTCCCCCAACATCCTCTTGATTTTCGATAAATACATCATTCACGTGCTTTAAGGCTTTAGCTCTATCGAAAGATAGTATACCTTCATCGACATAATCAGGAATGCTTATGCTAGAAAGTTTTTCATTAACAAAGAACCCAATCAGATCAACAGGCTCCGGCATAGACCCGTCAGGGTTCGGCTTATCTTCCTGATCAAGCTGCAAGGCAAACTGCCCTGCCCACCTGTTTTCCTCCTGTATGGCTAGACCCGTTTCATTGCCTAGACGATCTGTTTGGGGGAGCCTACTAGATACAACTGATTTAACAATTGTCATAGCCTCCCTCATTCTTTCGCCTTGCTGATTGTTTCTTGCCGTAGTCAAGGATGTTCTGCCTGATATAGCAGCTCCAGATAGTGACTCCGCATTTTCATTTAAGTAGGTTATAGCTTGATCATAATCGTCAACCGAGCCAGTCTCCCTATAGCGCTGTATGTAAGAGTTCATTATCTGCTGAGAGTACACATCCGGATCGCCGCCTTTTGCGGTTGTTTGTAGAGACTTTATTATGCCTTTGGCATTTTCAGCGCCCACGCTGTCAACAAGTTTGTTTACTGCCGCTGGACTGCTGATTATCTCGCTTGCCTTCTTGGATAAGCTTTGACCAGAAACAGAAGAACGAGCAATACCAACGAGTATATTAAATGAATTAAGCTCTCGCTGCTGATTGACTAACTTATCTCTGTCGTCATCAACTCTCTTAACATGAGAAACCACCTGATTATATTGCGCAGACGTTAGATCGCCACGAATAAGCCTATCTGTGGCGCTATCTATAGTGGCTGATGTTTGATTGTAAAACTCCTCATCACTAATGTTTGTGCTGGATGCGTTTTTTGCTACCGATTGGATATTGGTTGTTAACTGCCTAAAATTTAAATCAGTATTATATTTATCAATATAGTCAGCCCTATCCTCAAACCTAATTAGACCTGTTTCGGCAGCACCATCAACAAGCTCCACTATCCCAGACTTGGTGACAGAATTATCAAGAGCGTCTATAAAGTCTGACTTGGCAATTTGAGTTCTAGCATCTAGATGTTGCTTGCCTATATCTTTTGTATGGGTTGCGTCAATGCTTGCTCTCTGGTTCTCAAAGAAATCCCTGGCACGCCTATTTGTAAGTCCGTTATTATAAATCTGTTCTGAAAGCTCACTCGTTCTAGCATCATAGTCGCTCTGAAAATTATCAGAAGGTATCACCCTGTTCCCTTCGTCGTCAGTATAGGCAACGTTACTGTTTATCTGCTCAGCCCTAAGTTGCGCTGTGCCTTTTTGATATTGATTTACAGCCCTTTGCGCTTGAGACCTAAATTCTGCCTCCTCAACTCTCCGGCCTATAACGTCAACTGTTTGAGCAATGCCATTGGCAAGCTCCAATGTTGTTTGAGCATCATCAAGCCCATCCCTTAGTATTCTCTCCGGATTATCGCTCGCTATAAATCTTTGCTGCCTAACGCTTCTTTGAATTGGGTTTGATTGAATTTGCGCAGTAGTTCTTGCGCTTGATAAAGAAACCCCAGTTGTATTTTGATGTCTGGTTATTCTCATTACGCAATACCTGATGGATCAAAGCTTGATTGACCAGTAGAATTTCCAATACCGCCAGAGTTAGAACCTCCGAATGATATTCTACTTATCGCAGATGCAGCGCTATTAATCCCAGTAACAGCAGCGCCAGTAAGGATTCTATCTGATTGATTGTTAGCTCTAGTTCTGGCACTTTCGCCACCCCTTGTTATAGAGTTGGCCTCGTTCAATGCTTCATTAAGATATATTTGAGAGTTTGCCTCCTGGTTAAATATAACCGAGCTAGCATTCAATGACGCTGTTAGTCTTATTATGCTGGCTCTCTCTCGCTCCTGTTCACCGTAATTAAATACGGTCATGGTTCCCCTATCTCTTATGTAGTTTCTTTCTGTTTCCGCCTCATCAAGCTCATTATGCAAGAACGTCAACGGCGTACCTTTGTTCACCTGAAAGCCAGAACTAGAGAATTGAGATCGAACCTGTCCGGCTAATATTTTTTCACCTCGCTTATGTCGCCTCAATTCCTCGCTAAACTCAAGAACCATAAGTTCTATATTTCTTGCCGCATTTCTTTCTACTGCTGCTGCATTGGCAGAACCAATTGCAAGAATGACACCAGCGTTATATGCTGCCACATCCGCCTGTATGGCGGTATTATCATTAGCTAGTTGCAACAAATCAGCCGCATTAGCTCTCGCAGCCTCTTGCGCCTCCCTTCCAGCCCGTCTGGCATCGCTGGCTGCGCCAGCGGCACCCGCTACCGAAACAACCGTACCAACTGCTGTTGCTGCTGCTACTACAGACATTAGCTTAAGTCCTCCAATATTGAGCCGCAATCAAATAGATCATTAAAAGCCGCGTCTTTGCTTTGCGCCTCTGTTTTGTGTGCGGTTATCCAGTGTACATCACTATAAGTGACACCAATGCGCTTAATGCCTCCATCGGCAGGAAATATATGGCAACCTTTCATTGGGGTTATCTCGGAATCATCGGTTGTTGCTACTGCAATAACTCCGCTTGCAAGTATATTTATGCAAGCACCTTTATGCATAGCACCTGTGAGGATTGTGTCTTTAGGTATAAATAAATGTCTAACGTAGAGACCGTCAATAAAATGCTCCTCAACCTTCAATCCTTTTTGCTGGGGAAGTTTCATTAGACTATTTTCAATAGATATTATTGTTTGCTTCAAATTTGATACACTAGTTTCCATTACTCTGTCCCCACCGTTAGCGTTCCGTGTATGGCTAATATGTTTTGTCTAAACGGCAAGTCCTGCTCAACTCTAACGGTTGACTCTATTCCTTGCCCAAGGTTTGATACTTTTAAGTCTCCCGTAAATAAAGACTCCCTATTGCCCATTGGGGTATCACTACTTCTGTCAGGTGGTCTCTTGCCATTAATTAGTGGTGGCAGGGAGTTGTAAAACTTAACAAATATCTCATTGTAGTTCTTACTCCTGCCTAGACTTGTTCCATCGGAGGCACCCGCGTCGATAGGCATTGTCTCCAGTATTTGCGTATAAGGTATGCCAACCTGAGCAAATCTTGCAGGTATATCCAAGGTTATCTCACCTCCGGTCACAACCTGATCAGGAACAAGATAACCGTCAGCGACTATTGATACCTCCTCGCCCTCAAGATGGTCGAGGCCATCAACTACAGTGAACGGTGTGACATCCTCTTTTACTACTGATGCGTCAAGACAATAATTTGAGTCATCACTATATGCAATATAGCGCGTACCATTTCTATTTATAACTGCCCACAAGTCATCCCTTGTCGGTGTCGGTATAACTGTCAAGCTTTCCACAATCCCATCAATTGGATGCTCAGCCCAGCCTATACCCTCATAACCTGTACCACCCAAGGATGGGTCATAAGTCATTGATAACAGCTTTCCGCTATCTGTTACGCACCAAACAACCGACTCTGGTATTTGTTGATAAACAATCTGAGATATTCCCTCAGAAACAAGATGTTCAGAAAGCAACGAAAGATCTACGGAATCATAAAGCTCGACATTTGCCCTAAGGTTTAGATCAAAATTTCTTAACCTGTTGCCTGACGACTCTACAAACATTGTCTGTGAGCCAACAAAAACAGGTCTAATATACCTAGATCCATAATCTGATTGTCTAGAAATCTGAGGCGGATTGTCCGGCGCAAGAAATCCGTTAACCAGCATAGTATGTTCATTTGCTGTTGTTCCAACATAAAGAGTTCTAGATGAAGAAAGCCATTGTATGGTCTCTTTGGTGTATGCCGCTATTGGCAATATAAGCGGGTCATCTGCCACGGACACACCGCCAATAGGGGTAAATTCTTCAAAATCACCAGCGCGACTAGACCACAAAGTTTGCGGCTCTGACGCTCTGCCACCAAAAAACAATCTCTGTTGAAAGAATGCAACAGTACGAGGGAATCCACTAACATCGCCATCTGAGTTTGCATCCCATACCGCACCATTGAACGAAGGCACCGTAAGATCCCAGACAGTATCGCTTGATCTAGCAAGCCTCCTTGGTTTTTTTGCATCAGTAACCAGATACATTATGTCGTTTGCTTGAACATACTGAATATCAAAAAGCTCTGCGCTGACAAAATCTGTAGGTATTTCAACAGGTGAGCCACTATCCATTACTTGCCCACCATTATTCCAGAAGCGCATGTAGTTGTTTCCAAGCTCTTTTGCGTAGGATGTTTCACGCGAAACAATAAATGGTACAAGTCTTGTTGTGCTTTCTTCTTTCGGAACCCCTGCGAATCTAAATGCGGGTCTTGTGTATGCCCCTCCCCTTCTGTCTGGGAGCATGTTTTTTAACTCCTTGCAGCCAGATCTGTATTGATCCGTGTTCACACGACCAAACATTAACGGCGATAACTCACCAGAGCTAAATGCTGTTAATAAGGGTCTTACTCTAGGCATTAATTTATCCGGTAACTTCTGTGCGCTTTTCTTAGTGAGTTTCTAATTGTATTTGCATTACCCCTCTCATGAGCGTTGGACTGTCTAGCCTCATTCAAGCATTGCTGATACTCGGAGTAATAATCATTCTTCATTGATCTACTTCCCTTTAGAGGGATAGCCATTCTGCTTGCCATAAGAAGAACAAGAGCATCGGTAGCAAGCTGATCAAAAACACTTACACCCACATCCCTGTTGTAATCAATTGTAGGCTGAAAGTCTGCGTGCAGAAATCTCTCATAAACAGCCCAAGGTGAATCAATATCTAGATTTGTGCCTATCACATGTACACAATCTGCTGGTAATTGATAAGCTGCACCAAAGTCATAAGCTGGCGATTCTGTTGCCGACTCTGCAAGCTGCATAGACTTCATGGAGAACCGCCAAGGAGAGGCACGCAAAACGGCAAGCCTACAGATATCGAATAACGCATTAAATGTTACTGACTCATCGCCAGTCTCATCATTCACGTTAGTAACTGGGGGAACCCCCAAAAGAACAAATGCAGCGTTAGCTATTTCTGTTTTGCTTGCCATTGTTGTTAATGGGGTTAGTTTCCTAACCCCATTTATTTTTAAGCTACTGAAAGAACTTCAACAACCTTTTCTTCTTCAAGGCGGGTCGCATTAGAAGTCCAAGCACCGTAAACCTGATGAGCGTATGATTTATCATCACGCTCTGTGATACGGGTAACAAGATCTCGACCAACAGCTAAGCCAATACCTGATTTTGCATAAGCGAGACACTGACGGTTGCCAGTATCAATAGGCAGCCGCTCTGATCGGCGGAACATAAAACCAGCGTATTTACCGCCAAGCTCACCATTGATTGATCGCTGGATCATTGCAAAGTCTGATGAACTTAATTGCTCATCTTGCAATAGCGCTGTTTCTTCTTTGGCGCTTAATACGAAGCAAAGCTCATCTCGGTCTGCGTCGATAGCTTCATTAGATAACAATATCTCGCGAGCTTCCCACACTTTTGCCACCGTCATACCTGTTCCGCCAGCAGCAACTTGCTGTGTCGCAGGCAAAGCAACATTAGTGACTACGCCAGCAGCATCTTTATCAAAAGCATCTCCAAGCGCGGCAGCAATAATTAAGTCATCGCAATTCCGATGATATGCGCCAACAAGCTCAACTGCATAAGCAGACTGAGGGTCAATCAGCATCCGTAACTCATCCTCTTGGTCAATTAAATCAGCCCAATGGTAATCGTTCAAAACGACTTCACGACGAGAATGAGGAACATCCAATACAGGGGTATCGGTGTGGCGGGTTGTTTTTTGTAATGCATCAATAGCGCCAACACGCTCAAAGTTAGCTTTAGCGCCTGTTACGGCTTTATACATTACGGTGTTCATTAAGCGCGAGTCGCGCTGTGCGGATAGGTGCATTACATTGTTGTTGAACTGTTCAACAAAAGCACGATCTATAGTACTCATGGCTTATAGCCTCCAAAATTAAAGTTAAAGTTAATTTCGACTGGCTACCTAGATTTTTCTAGACCATTCTGCACATTATAGGTGTACGCCTTCTTATCCAAACTGACCATACGGCTACCAGTTAAAAATGTGCTGGCTAGGCGGATTGGGGATACCTAGCCAGCACTGACGGGGAGGGATCAGCCCCGCTAAGACAATATTACAACATTTTATTGATCAGGATAAGCCTTTTTATGAAGCAATTTCATTTTATCTTTTGCCCACTTTACGCTGTTTTGATAATCAGGGTTTTGCATAAGCTCGGATATCTGGGCTTTGGCTTCATCAACAGTCATATTAAATGATTCTGCTGTTGAGTTTAAAGGTATCTTTTTGTCACCTATAATTTTACCAGCCTCAGCCATAGCTCTAACGAACATTTCACCACCAAGAAACTCATCGCTTTTCATTGCATTATAAAGTTCTTCGCCTCCAAGCTGTTTTGCAGCAAGTGCGGCGTTTGTCATGTTTCGGTCATATCCGTCACCCCAGTCTTTGCGGAGGTTTTCATTTCCAATTTTTGCCGCCTCAACTCTTGCATCAACTGTATTTTTTTTCGCCTGAGCACCCCTCTCCTCAAGCGCTCGTGCTTGCGATGGATTAAGCCCTAAGCTGTGGTAGAGGTTTAATGTTCTTTCGTCAGCATCCACGCCGTAACCTTCAACAGAGTCAGGCCTACCCATCTTTTTATATAGCGCACCCCATCCGTCTGCATCTTCTGGATTTGATGGAACCTTCACAACTCCGTCAACCTCTGACAACTTTGTGTAAAAGTCCTCTCGCTGCTTATCGCTGGCATCATTGCCAGGTATTCGCACGGACTTACCGAGCATTGATTGCAAATTAAGATGAGACTTTATAAGTGCCTCTTGGCTTGGGTAATCTTTTAAAGAGACATGATCTTTGTAATCATCGCCAAGCCAGTGATCTTGGCTACTTGATGGTTCGGGGGATGGCGCTGGCGCAGGGGTTTGTGATCCTGTTGGTTCTTGAAATGCTGTTGTTGATTCACTCATATACTATTTCTCCATAGCTTCAATTAATCTTTTGGCGAATCTTCGCTCGCCCTCAAACAATCCGCGCTCATACTCTGATGTTTCGCGATTTATTTCCATGCATATAGAAACTAATTCGTCACGAAAGTCATTAACATCACCTCGGCTGACAAACTTATGAAGCGCAGAGCTTAACTCCGATGGCTTAACTGATATTTTCTTGTTGTTGCGCTTGAGCACTGGCTAGTTCCTGTTGCTGCTGCTGTTCTTGTTGCACGGCCTCTTTAAATTCTCTATCGCCCCTTATAACCTTAGTTGGTACGTCTAATGCGTCTGCTGACTCACGACCAATCTGCACCGCGTCGATTAGGTGCCTTAAATTAGGGTAGTACTCTATTAGAGGTAGCATTGTTTGCAGCCACCTGTTAACCGAATCTACCTCTGGCAACCTTTGCGCCTTAGATAGTGGGGAAACATACTCAATATCAACATTGTCCTTACCCTCTGGTATTGACTCAGGCATAGGCGGGAGCTTTCCGCCAGCCATTAATAAAGAAAAGGATCGCTCAATTATCGGGTTCAGAAGCTCTACGGATAGCTTGCCCATTGTTGGGGCAAGCATTCTTTGTAGAAGCTCGTAACGTTTCACAAACTCGGTAGCCGTGTCACCAGAAGTGGTAGGCATTACCAGTCTATCTTCATAAAACATTGATCTTATAGCATCCTGAATATCAGATGCCTTTAGATTAACCACATCCCACCTATAATCGCCCTCATTGAGATTTTGCAACAAACCAGGGTCTTTGCATATTGTTAAGCCTTGGCGATCAATGTCACCAATAACGTTGTCTGGAGTAGTCTTGTAGGCTCGATTAAGTGAGTCTTCCCATGCTCCAAGCTCAAGTTCTTTCGCTCTGTTAATTACCAAAACGTCTGGTAACGCCCTTAAACCAGGGCCGGTTCCCCAAACCTGACCTGTTGACTGCTGCCACCTAGGAATCATCGCGCCGATAGCTGTATCTATGCTTTCATTTACTATGCTTTTATCTTCTTTGGATACAAAACTAACAACATAATTACCAGTAAGCCTACCGTCATCCATTTCAGGTTCACAATACCAGTAGAACTCAAAAAGCTCGAATTGCTTCTTGTCATCCTCTGCGTACTCTTTTATTTTTGGCATTTTATCTACATCATCAGGCAGCATTGCCAAAGCAACAGCAGGCATAAGCTCCTGTTTAATCCAGACGTATTCCGCCTTGCCGCTTACACCCTCCCTAAAAACAACTTGCGACAAGTGTATGTTAGTGAATTTTAACCTACCAAAAGCTAGGTCTTGGCTTTCGTCATCTAGAGTTAATGCGGCAGTATTAAAGGCACCTAGATCAAGGTAAACTTGCGCTATAGAGGTCACGAAGTTTGATTCTTGTATTGCTTCAAGAGTCAATTTCTCACACTCCTCAAGCCACTCCCTTACCTCTTTGATAGAGTTTATTTCGTCATCCCTTATTCGATAACTAAACCATTTAGCGTTAGGTGGAGTTAAACCGCCGTGAATGCTAGCTGCTAGAACCTCGTTAGACCTCATAGCAGTAGTGTCATAAACATCAATCATATTGTCATGATTTCCGTCAACAACCTTTTGATCTTGGAAATACGCATGAGATGGCAACACATATTTGCCTATGCCATCCCACTCCGCCAAAAGGTTCTCCCTTTCGCTATGTAGTTTGTTGAATGACTTTATTACACCTTCTGCTTTTTCTGTCTTGTTCAAAACTTAACCCTCACCATCAACAACGTATACATAATTAGTTATTCCTGCCGATCTGGCAGCAGCAGGGTTCGCATAAATTTGACCCGTTGCTGGGTCTACAACTCTTTCGGAGGGCAAGGCTGGGGCAATACTATTAGTTACCTCCCTGTCTTCAATCGCATCAAGTGCATTTCTGTCTACTGCCTCTTGATCGAACGCTGTCTTGCCTTGCTCAGAATCAGTCGTGTTTATCGTGTCAGCGAGACCACTGGGTTCTGGGCTGATTTCATCCCTTGTCGCCTCAGCAGCATCCTCTATCCTCTCAATAGGGGTTCTCTGCTCTGTTGGTGCAACAGGGCTATTAGATCCTCCGCCACCCCCTCCAGAAGATGGTGACGCACTTTCTGGTGCCGCCTCAAGCCAATACCTAATTTGATTGTCGTTATAAGTGAAGCCCCTTTCATCAAGCAAAGACCTAACCTCTCTTTCAGCTTGCGATGTTCCTCTTATTCCGTCCAGAACGGCAAGCTGTGAACTGAAATCATCAAACCCGTCAATGCTTCCGAAAGCGTGCGCCCAGTCATTTACTGATATGTTTATTCCGTGGAGAGTGTTTTGCTCTAACCCGTTCTTTATTGAACCATGAACCCCTCTAGCGTCATCACCAGCATCACTCCTTAAGGCTTCATTCCTGTTTAGTTCGTTACTGCCATGAGTGGTTATCATTTATATTTAACCTGATATTTATGTCGATTGAGGGGATTCTGTATGGTGACATACTACTATTTGGCGGCATAACAGTCTACCGTCTGCCAACGATTTTTGATTTTGTGTAATTGTCGTAATTTATTATCGGTTCAGCAAAAGTCAAAGCTACCGCATCCCCTTCGTCTGGAGAGAAACCATACTCTTTTTTTATTAACTTTTTCTCTTTCATTTTTATCCTATTGTTTGAGTCTCTGCCGTATGGGCTGGCGCATAAATCAGCTTGAAGCTCATCCGAATCAGGTATGCTGACAGGGTAGGCTGGGTCATTCATCCATGCCGCAAGTTCTCCCCACATTTCAGATCGCTTATTAAAATACTTATCTTCGTTTGTTGCCGAACTACCGAAAGCTATCGCCTTACAGGGATACCCTTTCTCCTCAAGAAGTGATGCAAGGTCTGCGCCACCACCAGCATCAACAAAAATCATGTCGGGCTTATACTTTGAAAACATAGTGGTAACTTTTGACAATCTGTCACCAGTCGTCGACACATCCTTACCAATATATGATTTTGTCTCTATTAGATGCCTACCCTGCCGCACAGCGATAGAGAATCTATCACCACCGTCACCGCCAAAGGCCGGATCTACACCCATTGAAACAGAGCCGACACCTTGATGAGTATTTAATCTTGCCTGAG